TTGTAGTTTAATATTTACGGTATTACCTGCCATAGCATCTCCAGGTTATCTTATGTAGAATTTTAAATATTCTACACATTTTTATGTAGGTTCATTATAACATATGGGCTGGTTTATGTCAATGCCGAAATTTTTAAACAATAAAAAAGCTCGTCTAGTCGGTTAACTAGACGAGCTTTTCTTTTTGCTGTTTATATCTTCTTGTCGTATATTATCAATTATTTTAATTAACTGAAATACAATATTTCTATCGCTAGGATCTATATCACAAAATTGAAAAATTTCGGAGATACCTACTAGGGATTTTCCTAAATATACACCATTCATGCCGTCCCAATCGTCTCGCATAAATTTATAGACATTGAGTGCTTGCTGTACATCTAGTGGAAAATCATCAAATTCTACGGGTATTTCAGATTCTACTGGTTCACTGCCTAACTGTTCGCACATTTCAAAATATGCTGCCTTAGTCATAGCCAATGAACTATTTTGTATATAGTTAGTCAGCAACTCGCTTACTTCGTGGAGCTGCTGGTAGAAAAGTTTCCCAGATCGCTTACCTGTTCGCTAATAAATGCGTCAAAGTTACTGGAATTTTTCATTAAGTACAGTGCATTTTCTGCAGTGAACTCTAGGAAATCGTCTGGATCTTGACCTGTTAAATCAACTGGAGCCAATTGCTCTAAATAACTTAACTTAAGGCCTTTCCAACCTTTAATTGCTTGTTCGCAGTATAGCTGCAAAAATAAGTCTTCATTAAAATCTTCTTGTGGTTGACGATTTTTAAATGTGGTTTTAGTAGACTTTTTACGAATATTAAGCAACAACTCACGAGATAAAAAACTCAGCTGTAGCACAAATCCAGGCATGCCGGGATATTCGGTTTCTACTGACTTTGAGGGTACTAGTAGATTTTTAAGAGAAAGTGTAGACATGTTTACCTTTTGTTATGGGAAAGGGAGCTGGCCTAAGCCAGCTCCTTTGTATTTAAGCTATTAAAGTACTGTGTAGTAACGAATTTCGACTTCGTTACTCTGAGCAATATCAAAGGCATTGCCTGTGGTATAGCCTTGGCCAGTAAAGTTAATGCTTGTACTAATAACCTGTTCCGTAGCAATACTAGGAATGGTTAGCACTGCGGCGCTAACATCTAGTTCAACACGAATTGGGTTTGAAGAACCGCCAATTGCAACAATCATTTCATAAGCAGGGTTAACATCAGTCAAGCTTTGTGTTAACATATCGCTTAGCAATGTTGCTGTACTATTAGGAACTGCAACTGTACCAGTACGCAAGTAGGCATTTAGTGTACCAGTAATACTACGTGTACCAGTAAAGTACGTAATAGGTTGGTTAACAATACCCAAGTTAGCTGGCGTCAAGTAGGTGATATTATTACTAATAACCATCTGACCGCCGGTTAGGGCTACTGAATAAACTGTACCAGTACCATTGATACCACCCTTAACGCTCATAGTGCTTAATTTATTAGCAATATAAGGTGCTAAGTAGTTTTTGCCTTTGGCTGTACCGGTCAAACCGCTACCAAAATTAACTGTTGTACCAGCACTAGCTGTTAAACCAGGCAGTTGACGTAGTTTAGTACCTTTTCCTGCCCAAGCAATTGTAGCAATTGCATCAAGACCAAAGTCAATTGTAGCACTGTCTAGCGCACAATTATCGATAATAAAGCTGCTAGAGTCTAGTACAATAATTACACCAAACTTTTGTAGTTGGTGAGCCTGTGAGTAGTCAGCTACTAGTTTAGAATACTGATAACCATCAGTCCAACCTGCTGTTGCACCACCAATACTAGTTGTGCTCATTAGGGCATTCCACAGTACGGCTTCTTCAGCAGTAACAAGATTAACACCAGTATTAATTACAACACCTGTACCAGCCGTATAAGTTACCTTAAACGTACTAGCAGTTTGAGCAAGACTACCAACACCATCAAAAGTTAGTCGCGTAGCACCTTCATAAATGCTAATACCTGCGCTAGCATTAGTAAAATCAATGTCTGTAAATGCTGAACCGCCTGCAGATGGTACGATTTTATTTAGACTACTTGTAGCAACAACAATCGCACCAGCACCAGTAGCAACAGTTTGTACAACAGGAACTGTAATTTCGTCAACAAGTGTACTTGCTGCTACACCATTAACTGTACCAGTTACAGTACAACGATAAGTATTTGTTGCAGCACCAGTAGCAAGACCAGCTGTATATTCTACACCACCACTATTGATTACATAACTACTGGTGTTAGCACCAGTAATATTTGTAAAACTACCTGTACTACCAGCTTGAATAGCCCACTGATAAGTAGGAGTAATAATATTATTTACATTAGTAGTAAGTGTTGGAAATGTTCCTGGAAGTGCACCAGTTGTAGCTGCTTTAGTAACTACTGTAGGTGCGTTTGTAATTGTAAAATAACTAGCAACATTAGATGCCCCGCTTGTAATAACATTAGCATTTGCAGTAGCGCCGCGGCTTAGTGTATAGTTAAGTACTTTTGTTGCAGGTGTGCTAACATTAGCTGCACTATCTTTTACACTAAATGCAAGTGTAACGTTTGCAACGTTTGCCGACATACTTGTGGGTGTTGGAACTGTAAGAACCCCAGCGTTAAAACCACCGGCGGTAGTAGTGCTAGAGTCAGCAGGACGAATATAAGTACTAAATGTAAAATCTACTGGATCAAGTGCCGTGTTAAAACTACGTTGACCGCGAACAGGTGTTGCACCAGCTTCATTTAGAGTAACCACATCAGCCGTTGTATTTTGACTAAAGCTGAAGCCATCTAGAACTTGGATTTCATATGTATTGCTTGATGTGAATCCGCTGGAGGCTACCACCCCGCTCGATGCATCCACATTAGTCGTGAAGAACATCCGACTATTACGAATTAAATTAAATGACATCTCTCATTCCTTTTTATTTAATGCCTAAGTGCATTAACTAGACTTTTATCTGTTGCTAGCACTATCCGCATGGTTGCTTACATAATCTGATAACGGACTTGTAAGGTAATTTCTCCAACTGCATAAGGTGCTAAGAGCCCCTCATCAGTTATAATTGACTGAATTAAGATATCAGTCGTTTCATATCCGGTTGCAGTATTATAGACTAATCTGTTATTAGCATCAATACAGGTTTCAACATCTTCTAACAATTTTTCTAGCTGTTCACTGCTGGTTTCGCCGTGACAGTAAACTCTAATGCACAGTGTTAAAAATCCCCACTTAAAGTCAGCAGGATGATACTCTCGGATTTCGTTAGTAGGTGTAACAAATATACTTGGAAAGTCTTTTACCTCATCCCAAAACTTTAGTTTAGCGTAACAATTCTTAAACATATTAACTTGATAAGGTGCTTGACCATTAATCTTGTTAAGTTGTTGAACAAGGGCTTTTACAATACTAGTTCGCTTACTCATACATTCACCGCCCTTAACCTATTCTTTATGTTTTCTGCTGCAATATCCCTGATTGATTTAGCTATCAACAGTTTAGGGTCTCTGCTCCTAGGATTTTCCTGAGCACCACCAGTACTAAAAGTTCCGTAGGGATTACGCATATAGCTATAAAAAGCAGTAATCATACCTTGCTTGCTTTCAGTTAATCGTTGAATTTTTGCACTGTCTGCAAATCTACCGGTTCTGTAATTTAATACACTGGTACTTGAGCCTGTGCCCATATTTTTAACAATAGCTTCTCGTAATTTACCATTGAATAGTGCAAGCAATGAAGTTAAATCTGTAGCTGCTTGCATAGGCGCAGCTTGAATAACTGTGGGCTTATTAGATGCTTGATCTATGTCACTAAGTACTTTTTTAAGTTTTGAAATTTTAGCTTTATTATTACTTTTAAGTACTTTAGTAGATTTTCTAGCTACTTCAGCAGTTTGACCAGTATAAGTTTTTTTCTTACTTTTACCAGTTTGAATAATATCAGTTAAATTATCAGCAAGCATTTGAATAAAACTAGGCGACCCTTCTGTTTGTAATAATGCTTGTCCTAGTGTAGGTGAGTTTTTTATAACTGCTTCTGCATCTTCTGTTTTTAGTGTAAACAGATCTTTAATTTCTTCAAGTATATTAGCACTTACTGATCCAGAAAGCTGATTTTCTACACCAAATTGAAATTCTACTAAATATTTACCATAACTGTCTTTGACATAATTAGCATAGATAGTTTGATCAATTTGTTTTAAGTTACTAGTAAGAATATCATCTGCTTCGAGTTTAGCAATATATGCTTTTAAAGCTGCCTTTAAAGCTTCTTTTTGATTGGTTGATAAGCCTTCAACTTTGTCAATATCTTCTCTGGTTTTTTTCAACAGGTTAGTTGCTACACTAATCACATGACCTTTATTAACGTAGTAACCAAAAGTACCATGTCTATCAGCTTCTTTTTTAATATCATCTAATTGAGACTGAGGTACTTTGCCTTTACCATATTGCGACTCTAATTCTGCTAAACGTGCTTCATACTCTCGCAATGTAGCATTTGCATATGCGGCTTTAACATTATCATCTTCGAATACTTCTTGGAATTTAGTACTAATAGTATCGAAACCAATAGATTCAAAAAATATTGCTTGTTCACCAGTTCCAATATTAATAACTTGTCCAGCAGATTCTCTACGTTTTACTGGATTAGTTATTTTTTCATTTTCTTCTTGCAAGGCATTAAAAATTTCACCTAATGTACCAACATCTATTTCTTTACCAGTTATTCGTTCATAGATTTGTCTAATCTGTGTTTGCGTAACATAAAAACTAGTTTTTCCTGCAGTTTGTTCTTTTTTACGCAACTCTTTACTGCTTTGAATAAGAATATTATCTTTTAGTTTAGATAACCATGTTCTATAAGCAGCGCTTTGAATAGCTGCTGTAAAATCTTTAATACTCATGTGTAATCAGCCTTGTACAAGTCTAGCACACGTCGAATATGAGCAGGTAATGTTGTGGTTGAAATATATTCAATCTGTACGCTATTAGTGCCTGGTGCTTTTGTACTGTGAATACTAGCGTCATTTTGACGGTAGTAGGTAACTAAATCCATGATAGCTAGTGCAATGTCGCTAGGTACGTCGTCATATCCTGCACGATAAGTAACGCGATATCCGCGAATATATTTAATAAATCCTTGTGAGCCAATAGACAAAACTTCATCACCGTCTTGTACCCAGTCTACATACTGTGTTAGTGCTGTATACGTTTGACCATAGTTTGTGCTAAGGGCAAGTTCGCTAACCGCAATAACCGGGCTTTCTTGCAAAATAAATTTACTTAGACCAGCACCACTATAACTAGTCTCGCCGTTAAAGTACTCAATCTTGTCTACGTCAACATAGTCTACAAAAGTTTTATTGCAATATTTTTTTACTAGTTCACTTACGCGGGGAATTAGTCCAGCAATTTCTCTGTCGTAATTAGTACTCTTAATTCCGGCATAAGTTTTATATTCAGCTAATGTAATTAAATTTAATGCCATGTTTTTCCCCTGTGTCTTTTACATAGACTCCGCAAAGCCCATGTAAAAGACAGGTCTCGAAAGACCTGTCTTAGATTGATTAAAAAATCAATTAACAACCAAACGTGCAACACCAGGACCGTAATTGCTTGTGACTTGCACAAAACCAGTACGTAGGCTAGCAACCATAACACGACGTTGTGTTTCAACTAGCTCTTGCGTATCAATACGCAAGCCACGCTGATTACCAACGATAAAGTTACCAGGAGCTAGAACAACACCTGCTGTAGAGTTAAAAGTAGTACCAGCTGTAGTCGTAGTACCATCCAGCTCGCCAGAAACTAGAACTGGGCTATTACCGATCTGGCCAATTTGACCAGTTAGCAATGTAGCTGATGGACCAACTTGGTTCATTGTCTGGAAGACTGGATCGTCTAGCAAGTTGTAGTAAGTTGCAGTATTAACAACATAAACCACATCTGCAGGATCAAGACCCCAAACACCAAGCTGCTTACGCATAGCGCGTAGGGTAGCAACGTTAGCACCTGTAGTTAGGTTAGCGTTAGTTGTGTATGCGGTTGAGCTGCTTGGGAAAGCCAACAACGACAAACCACTAATTGGATCGCCTGTACCACCAGCACCACGTAGCAGAGCTTTGTCAACTGCGCGAGCAACACGACGAATCATGCCATCACGAATTACAGGCATAATAGCAATAAGACTATCTTCCTCTTCTTCGTAAGCGGTGTACTCATTCGTAGCTACTTTGTACGAATTAAGAGCAATATCTTTAAGTGCATGAACGATTGTATTACCAGCACTAGCACCTGCGCTAGCTGCCGAGACGTTAGCAGGATATGCACCAAAGCTGCTGTTGTCAATCCACTGAGCAGTACCTGCTTCTGGATTAACTGGAATACGCATGACATTTGTCTGCATCTGGATCGTGCGGAATAGTGGTGCAACCACTAGACGGCGGCGAACCTCAGCTTCCATGTTTAGGCTAACTTCAAGTTCCCAAGTATTTCCGGGTAGGTGAGGACCTTGACCCGAACCAGCGTACTTTTCAATCATTTCACGACCAAACTTGGTGTCCCCAATACCCTTGTTTGACATTTTGGCTAACATAACGGCTTTTTCTTTGTCGCTATAAGCCATTTCGTTTTTGCCATCCAAGAACTGCATACGCGATTTCTGAATAGCTTCTAGTTCTTGAGCTTTCTCTTTAAGAGCCGACTCTAGACCAGCAATAGCGCTCTTTTGAGCTTCTTGTTCAGCAGCAAAACGCTTCTCAACTTCAGCTAGTAGACGCTCAGCGCCTGTATCTACTGTTTGGATGCTTGCAACGGCTGCTTTGACTTTAGCGTCTAGTTCAGCAGTAGCTTTTTCAGCCAAAGCTTTTTCAGCCAAAGCTTTTTCTTGAGCATCGGTAAATTGTTTAGCTGCTAGTTTAGCAGCTTTATCGGCAGCCTCGGCCACCAGTTTTTCAATATCTTTAGGATCCATGTTCCATTCCTTTGTAGTGTCGCTATTTGCTTCCACAGGGGACTCTAGCCCTTTAGCTGATTCCAACTTGGGCGCAAATTGCAGTTTGAAAAATTTAAGTTCTTCGTCGGTTTTAAACGATTTAGACAAACTAAATAGTGTATTTTGATTTGCAGGTACGGACACTACTGAAATCTCATGTAGTTCCAGGTCTTTAACAACAAACAGCTCTTCAGCTGCATTATATTCCGCATCAGCGATACGAAAACCAATACTAAAAGCAGTAAGTACACCGTCTTTGATAAGATT